AGTGGACCCAGCGGCCACCAAGGCCGCGATGGAAGCGCTCAATGGCCACGCCCAGCTGAGTGCAACCATCCTGAAGGAACTCATGCTGTCAATAGCACACCAGCTCCAGGCCGCGGAACGCGAGGTCCAGGAGATGTACGTGTTTGAGATCAACTGGACCGGGGGCGCATCATTGCGCCTCCGGTTCTTGCGTTCAGGCCCTGGACGATGGAACCTCATACAAAAAGTCAGGGCGAACTAGATGACAGGCACGAAGCCATCTGCCGACAGTGCGGCGACTGCTGCCGGGCCCAGGCAGACCTCAAGGATGGAACCGTGTTCCTCGACTTCCACTGCGCCGCCTGGGACCCCGAAACACGTCTCTGTCGGATATACGAGAGGCGACACCTTCTTGAGCAGATTGTTGGCGAGCGGTGCCTTGGAATACCGGACGCCATACTCAATCTCGCACTGCCTACCAGCTGCCCCTATACCCCGGCTGCTTACAAGACTGCTGAGTATGATCCGGCGCGTCTCAAGATGGTTCCGCGATCGCTGTACCGATACATCAGGATCAAGACCGAGATCGAGAGAATCAGACTGAACCGATTTCTAAAGAGGGAGGCCCGCGATGCCACGACCCACCGAAGGGGAATCAAAGACCGCATTCGTCGAGCGCTGCGCCGAAGTCCGGCAAAGTGAACACCCGAGCGAGTCCAAGCCGCAGAGCCGGGTGATCTGCGCCTCCATGTATGATCGCTACAAGAGGTCCGGGAGCATAACGAAAGACAAGTAACGAGATCGGCTGGCGTGCTGGAACACATCGGATTGAGCCCAACCCAATCATTACACCGTGGCACCCGGCGCGAAATAGCCGAGCCAATACTGAAACAGGGAAGGTCCTCGCTGAGTCAGTGCCACACGCTGGCCGATCGTTGCTTACGGAGACACGATGGCAAAACCAGGACGAACGAAGATCACGCGCCGCGAGCTGGAGCTTAGGCTCCAGGATGTTCTCAAGCACAACGAAGAGATGGGCGTGTTCTGCGCTACGCTGATCGAGACCGTCAAGCTCTGCCACAAAGAAGCCTGCGACGGGTACGATTCCCTGCACTTGGCAATCAGCCCCACGGATCGGAAGAACCGAAAGCGCTTCAAGGAGATGGCGACCATGATGGGCCCGTTCTGTATCGAGATCGGAGCGAAAGGAGAACCAGATGGCGATCAAGCCGAGAGTGGAGGCAAGGCAGATCAACGGCCGCTGGAGAGTGGTGGATCAGACGACGGGAAAGCCAGCGCTGCACCAGCGGTCGGGAAAGCTGATTGACGGCGGCGGGCACGGTACTGACAGGGCCAAGGCTGAACGGCAGGTCGGCCACGTCAACAAGGACGCCGGGGAGGCCATGCCTGCCTGATGCCGCAAGCCGAACAGCTCATTGTCTACCGTCCGGAGCCCACGGCGCTTCTCTTCCACAACTCCGAAGCGTTCGTCCGCGGGCTCATGGGCCCGATCGGGTCCGGCAAGAGTTCGGCGTGCTGCGTTGAGCTGTGGGACCGCGCCTGCAAGCAGACGCCGCACGAAGGAATCCGGCGCACCAGGTTTGCCGTCGTGCGCAATACCTATCCCCAGCTGATCACGACAAGCATGAACACATGGAAGGAGTGGGTACCTGAATCGGTGTGCCCGATCACCATGGCGTCCCCGATCCATGGCGACACCAAGAAGGTCACGAAGCAGGGCCTACCGCTGCCGGACGGCACTTTCATCGACATGGAAATCTACTTTCTCGCGCTCGACCAGGAAAATGATGTCAGTAAATTGAAGTCGCTGGAACTAACCGGACTGTGGATCAATGAGGCATCCGAGGTCGTGCAGGGAGTGTTGAAGATGGGTGTCGGACGATGCGATCGCTACCCGCCGAAGCGGTTGGGTGGCCCGACATGGTCAGGCGTGATCATGGACACGAACCCACCCGACGAAGAGAGCTGGTGGTATCAGCTGTGCGAGATTGAGAAACCGAGCACCTACGAGTTTTTCAAGCAGCCCCCGGCAATCCTTCAGGTGCCCACCAAAGACAAGAGCAAGCCCATGTATGTCGAGAACATGGGCCAGGGGTCCTACCAGCCCGCCGAGAACGTCAAGCACCACAACAGCGGCTACGAGTACTGGATGCGGCAGATACCCGGCGCCGACCCCGAGTGGATCAAGGTCTTCCTCATGGGGATGTACGGATCACTGATGGAAGGCAAAGCCGTCTACGACAACGAGTACATCGACAGCGTTCATTTCACCGAAGAGGAAATGACGATCTACCGCGGCCTGCCGATCATCGTAGGCTGGGACTTCGGACTATCCCCGGCCGCGGTGTTGTGTCAGATCGCACCCAACGGACAGTTCCGCGTCATCGACGAATTGGTGTCAGAGGATATGGGTATTCGGCGATTCGCCAGCGACTTCTTCAAGCCGCACGTCCGCAACAACTACCCCGGAATCCCGCTGATCAATATCTGCGACCCGGCAGGCACGCAGCGATCGGAGACCGACGAAACCAGCTGCATCGACATCCTGCACCAGGAAGGGATCGTCGTCTCAATGGCGCCCACCAATCGGTTCCTCGCTCGCCGGGAGGCCGTGGCCTACTACCTGAATCGAATGATCGCAGGGGCCCCGGGACTGCTGGTCGGACCAAAGTGCCCGATGGTCCGCAAAGGGTTCCAGGGAAGCTACAAGTACCGGACGCTCAGGGTCCAGACGGGCCGCAAGTTCAGCGACGAGCCCGAGAAGAACAAGTACAGCCACCCGCATGACGCCGTCCAGTACGCGGCCCTCAACGCCCAGCGCGGCGGGTCCGGAGCCCAGGCCAACAGCACGCAAGGCAACACGCAGGCGCTCCCCGAGGAAGCCACGCCGTCAGCTGGCTGGGATTGAGCCATTGGTGTCCCACTGCGCCATTGTGTCCCGAATTGTCTTGCTTTCCATTCTCACTTATGATAGACTATGGCTCAGTGAAGATCGGAAAAGGTCGTTTCTCAATGGTGCGACGGATGTAACTTTCTTGTCAGCGCGGTGCTCGTCTCCGGGGAACGCAGCCCCGTCCGGTCGTGCAGCCGGACGGGGCTCCCCAACATAGCGAGGATGTCATGGCGTTAGAGGACATCGTCAAAAACAACCCGACGAACCTGCGATTCATTCCCAATTCCGAACTCACGGAACTTGAGAAGAAGGCCGCTGCCGCACACAACATCCAGGTTTCGGTTCCGATCTCGGCCCTGGCCCGGCACATTCACAACACCTACGAGAGCAACAGGAGGTTTCGCGAGCAGAGCGGTGTGGATCGGGCAATGCTCAATTCATTACATCAGCGCAACAGCGAGTATCCCCAAGACAAACTCGCTGCGATCACGGAGCACGGAGGTTCACGGGTGTTCATCGGCCTTACCAATGTCAAGTGCCGCGCCGCGGAATCATGGGTGCATGATGTTCTCGGATCTGATCGTGAAAAATCATGGGAGCTTGAGCCCACCCCAATGCCTGATCTCGGCGAGGACACACAGCAGGCCATAGTCAGCGAGGTCATGGCCCAAATGACCGCCATGATGCAGGAGCAGGGTGCCGAGGCCGTCACGCCGCAGGACGCCTACAACATGGCCCGCGAACTTCGGGAGAGCGTCGAGGAACGAGTCAACGACGAAGCCAAGGACCGCAGCGAGCGGATGGAGACCACGATCCATGATCAGCTGGTCGAGGGTGGGTGGACCGACGCATTTGATGATCTCGTTACTGACATCGTTACCCTGAAGGCAGGCATTCTGAAACTTCCGGTGCTCCGCACGAGGAAAGTGCTTCGCTACCGGAAGAACGCGCAAGGCAAGATGCGGCCAGTGGTGCAGAGCGTGCTTCGCAAGGATACCGAGCGAGTCAGTCCGTTCGACATCTATCCGTCGAAGGGCATGGTCGATGTAGACGAAGGCGACCTCTGTGAACGCATGAAGCTATCCCGAAAAGAGCTTCAGGCCATGAAAGGCGTGCCGAACTACAACGACGCAGCAATCAATCTTGTCCTCGCAAGATTCGAGAACGGAATGTTCCAGAGCTGGAACTACCTGGATCAACTTCGGGCGATTCTGGAAAAGCAGGACCAGACCGGGGCTGAGCGGCAGACCGATGTTGAAGCCATCGAGTACAGCGGCAACGTATCTGGAATGACGCTGATTCAGGAGGGCATCTTCAACGACGATCGCGGCAACCGGATCAGGGCGAGTGAACTCTACGATGTCAACGCGATCAAGGTAGGCCAATACCTGATCTACATTGCGTTCAATCCTGATCCACTCGGGCGAAAGCCATACTCCAAGACTGGATGGGGGGTCATCCCGGGCTCATTCTGGTATCATGGCGTTCCCGAACTCATGCTCGATCTTCAGTCGATCTGCAACGCCGCGGTGCGGTCCCTGGTGAACAACATGGGGATCAGCTCGGGGCCCCAGGTCATCATCGAGGACATCAACAGGCTGGCGAGCGGGCAGACGATCACGAAGATGCGGCCATGGAAAATCTGGCAGTTTGTCAACCGCATGAACAGTCAACTGAAGGCCATCGACTTTTTTCAGCCCGATTCCAATGCAAGCGAGCTGATGGGCGTGTACGACAAGTTCTCGCAGCTCGCCGACGATTTCACTGGCATCCCGGCCTATACCTATGGCAATGAACGGGTGGCGGGGGCAGGAAGAACGGCGTCCGGTCTGTCTATGCTGATGTCGAGCGCAGCCCGCGGCATCAAGAAAGTCATATCGAGAATCGACCAGGACATTATCAGAACTTCCGTTACCCGGATGTACGACTGGAACATGCTTCATAATCCGGACGAAAGCATCAAGGGTGACGTTCAGATACGGGCACACGGCGCCCTCGCACTGATCATCAGGGAACAGATGGCCGCGCAGCGGATGGAGTTCCTGACGGCGACGGCCAACGAGTATGATCAACAGATCATGGGCCCCGAACGCAGGGCCAATGTTCTTCGCGAGGCGGCGGCAGCTCTCCAGATGGGAGAGGAAGAGGCGGTGCCAGGGAAACGGGAAATGAAGCAGAAGGCAGCGGCCATGGAGGCCGAGGCCCAAGCAGTGCGCCAGCAGGAGATGGCTGCGCAGCTCACACAGTAGAACAAACAAGGAGGCTGGAGATGAAGAGAACGAAGATGTCTGTCGGAATCGTGGTGGTCCTGGTGTCCCTGCTGGCGAGTGGCGTGCATGCCGCGTGGAGGGAACAACTCACCGTTGGCGAGATGACGGTGGAAAAGACGCTGAACGTCACCGGGGCGGCGACACTGGCGAGCAACCTGACGGTGGCGGGGAGTGTTGCCGTGTCAGGCACGATCGACGGTGTGCCGGGCGCGGCGAACAGCGCGACAACGGGTGTCTCCGAGGTCAGCCTGAGCGTGTCGTATGCGCAGGTTCCCAAGTTTGTCATGAACGTCACCGACCTGTCCGTCCCCATCATCAACGGGAACGGTGGCACGGGCACGAACTGGACCGGAGGCGTGAAGATTCTCGACCTCGCCGAAGGTTTGTGGGACATCGAGTCGGTACTGGTTTCCGACGTTATCCTGGCAACGAATCTTGTGATTGCAGCCAGCGAAGGCGGCGACTGGTCGCTGGGGACAGCAATCGCGGCCGGTGACACGCTCACCGGAACCGCGGTAGACCTCTGCCCAGCAACATCATCCGACACATGGGCCACAACGAACAGCGGGTATCTCGCTACGGGGGCCCTGTTCGATGGCACCGCGACGGCGCTGGACGTGTTTTTCAATCTCTCCGTCGATTCGGGAGACATCAGCGCGACGACAACGGCGACAGTGTCATCGGCCACAATCACGATCGTTGGGAAGCAGTGCGGCGACGACTAGACTGAGACAGACAATTTGACAAGAGCCTGACGCTTTAGCGGGCGACAGGTTGAGCGATCGAGAAGGCAGTCCGGTGCCGGAACCACTGGGCTGCCTTCTTCTTGTCGGGGAAACGATGAAACGATACGAGAAACGCGAATTGGAGATCCAGCGACTCCAAGCACTGACCCGTATGGCCAGGGAACCATACGGAATCATCATCATCAAATGGCTGGAAGATTCGCGGCTTGAGCAACAGGACGCCAACGATTTTCTGACGAAAGAGGACCTGCACATCGGGCAGGGCAAATCGCAGACCCTCAGAACGATTCTTGACGAGATCAGGGGGGCCCCGGCAGCTCTGGCGGCAGGCGCGTCAGCGCCAGAAGAAGCGGAGCCATAGGGATACCTCACTGACTACGTAGTAACTGCCGGGATACTCAACTGAGCCCCGGCGCAACTGGTGCATACTGCGAGAGCAGCGCACAGGAGGCCATGATGGCGATGAAAAACGGCATACCGGATGCGGTAGCGAAGCAAGCGGCGGAAAGTGAAGCAGCGATGGAAGAAGCGGCAGCACAGGCGGCGGGACAGAGTGCGGTAATGGCGCTAGACGAAGGCCACCCCGATACTCCCCCGGCGTCCGCGAGTCGGCTTGAATCCATTGCCACAGAGCAAGCGGCGGCGGCGCCCGGGGCGGCGGGGACGAACCAGCGCCTACGGGAACTGGAACAAGCTCTTGCTCTGGAGCAGCAGAGAAACCGAACATTGATCGGTCGGATCGACGCCCATCGTCCCGAACTCGAACACATGCGCGCAGAGATCGAGGCACTGAAAACAAGTCAGGCAAGCGCCCGGCCAAGCGTGCCAGCCTACGCGGCCCTTCTCTCGGAAGAAGAGAGAAAAGAGTTCGAGAACGAAAACGAAGCGTTGGGAGTCTCGGGACGTGCAGTCCTGGGAGTCATGCGAAACGAGCTTGGGCAACTGACGAGCACCCTGAATGCGATACGGGGAGAACTCGCACAGACCCAGGCGGCGCAGGCATCCGATGCGATATGGGACCGGGTTGAACAGATGATCCCGGGTGCCAAAGCGATCAACACCGGGGGGGGCACATGGTTGCTCTTCTTGGAAGAGGTCGATGCCGTGAGTCAACGGACTTACGGAGACCTGGCGCAGGGAGCATACAACGCGGGCGATGTTCAGAGACTCGCAAGCATCATCGAAACATACCAGCAACGCTACGGTACTGCCGATCAAGCAAATGCGGACATGGCGTCCCTCGCGGGACATCTACGGCCGCAACGCATCAGGGGAGATAGTGCGCCAGCCGGGGGGCAAGCTCACGTACAAGAAAAGCCCATGCTGAAGGAATCGGAGATCACGGCATTTTACCGCGATCTGACGATGGGCAAGTACGACACCAACCCGACTTTGGCGAAACGAATTGAAGCGGAAATCGACGCCGCGAATGCAGAGGGCCGGATTGCAGTAGGTCAATAGGGAAGGCTTGCTTCTCGCTCTTCGTTCGTAGGTGTCAGAGGACGGAAACATGGCATATCCAGTAGCAGCAGGATTCAGGAATATCGCTGCCACGACGATGCGTTACGTTCCGGCGATTTGGTCCGGCAAATTGCTCGTGAAGTACTACGCTCGCTCGGTGGTGGCTGCGATCTCCAACACCGACTACGAAGGTGAGATCAAAGAACAGGGCGACACGGTCTATATTCGGACCACCCCGGACATGACGGTTCGGGACCACCAGAAGGGACAGGCGCTCGTCCATGAAACGCCCGTCTCTACCCCGGTCACGCTGTTGGTTGACCAGGGCAAGTATTGGGCATTCGCGACCAGCAAGATCGACGACAAGCAGACGGACATCAAGAAGTACGTCGAGAACTGGACCACGGATGCGTCGAAGCAGCTCAAGATCGCAATCGACACTGCCGTTCTCGCGAACGTGTATTCGGATGCGCATGCGAGCAACCAGGGCGCCACGGCGGGAGCGATCTCGGCGAACATCGACCTGGGCGTGACGGGTTCCCCCGTTGGCCTGACGAAGGCCAATGTCCTTGACTACATCGTGAGCTGTGGTCAGGTCCTGGACGAGCAGAACGTCCCGGAAGAGGGTCGGTGGATGGTCATTCCCGCGTGGATGGCGTCCCTGATCAAGCTGTCGGATCTCAAGGATGCCTCGCTCGCTGGCGACCAGACCAGCATCCTGAGAAACGGACGGCTGGGCGTGATCGACACGTTCACGCTCTACAAGAGCAACCTGCTGGCGACGACCACGGACGGTGCAAACACCTGCACCAACATGATCTTCGGGATCAACGACGCCATCACGTTCGCGACTCAGCTGACGGAGAACGAGTCGCTGAAGAACCCGTTCGGGTTCGGGACCCTGTTCCGCGGCCTCCAGGTCTACGGTTACAAGGTCGTGAAAGCGGAAGCGATGGGCTGGCTCTACGCCTACAAGGGCTAGGGTTTGGCTTGACGTTTCCCAAAATGGTAATCGCCTTCCGTGGGGAAGGTAGGAGGAAATGAGTCATGGCAGACACGATTGCAACACAGGTGCAAACCGTGAGGAAAGGTGCCTCCTCGTTCATTCCGGCCAAGGTCGGGATCATCGAGCGGACAATCACCGTTGGCGGGGTGGCCGATGAAGCCGATGACGTGATCCAGGTGTTCTCCTTCGAGGACCGTACGCTGGTTCTGGCGGCGGGGCTCGAAGTAATGACGCCGACCACGAACTCGATCACGGGTGCGTTGGGCCTCGCGACGGGGACGGAGTTCCTGGGCGAGAGCGACATCAGCGCCGCCGCAGGCACGGCCTACTCCGGTGGGCAGGCCAAGGCCAACGTGCTGATCGCCGCGGCCGATACGATGGACCTCAACCTCTCCGGCGATGCCGGGGCGGCTGGCAGCGTTCGCGTATGGGCGGTTATCGCCGATGTCGAAGAACTCGACGGGAGCTAGACTCCCCTCAACGGTTTGTTGAGAATCTGAACCGGGGGGTGGTTCGCCACCCCCATGGTTCATAACCGGAAAGGACCCGTCGAGATGAAGCGCACACACATTTTATTTCTCTCTCTTCTCATTATGGCCGGGCTGACTGCCGCGGCCGTTTTCGCTGGTGGGCTCGGACCCCAGCAGCGCAAGACGTTCAACAGCACGTACGAGTGGACGAACCGTAGTCCGTCGCAAGTCACCATCGGATCAATCCTGGTCAAGATGCTGGTGGCGCCGACCGGGAACACGTGCGAAGTCAGCGCCGTGATTGGCGGCGTGACCAATCTCCTGGTGAGCCGCACGAATGTCATCAACACGCTTTTCTACGGGCCGGAAGCGCCGATCGCTCTCCGGCAGAGTGATAGACTGCGCGTTACGTGCTCGGTGACGAACAGCGCACGCGCCACGTTCCAGCCGATGGAGGACTAGCCCATGAGACGGACGATCTTCGCCGTTTTGACAGTCGGACTCTCTCTTTCACTGGCCGCGCATGCGGAGGTCCGCGTGAACGGCGAGGACGCCGTAACGCTCGATTTCAATGCGCGGATTGACACCGTGCAGGGCTCGCTGAACGCGACGGGCGGCGTGTTGCAGACGCAGATCACATCCAACGACGACGAGCTCGCTATCATCAACACCGGGACCGTCGACCGCGCAGGGAGCAGGCCGTTCGTAACCAACCTCGTCGAGGTGGGCTCCGGGCTCAAGATGGGCGACGGCGGGTCCGGAACGAACGCTGACGATTTCGTGTGGGTCGATGCGTCGGGGACCGTCTACCGCGTTGCCAGCACGACCGACGTGGCTAATGAAGTGGCGGGCGAAGCATCGACACGAGCCTCTGCCGACTCCGCCCTCGACACCCGCCTCGACGTGCAGGAGCGGACGACTGACGACCTTGAGCGGAATGTGATCACCCTTTTTGCCGAGGCCGACATCAACGCCCACAACATGTACGACGGGTGGGTCGCGCCGACGACCAACACGGACATTCATCTCGGCATGTCGAGCAACTACACCGAAACCATCTTCACGGATAGTGCGGTGGAGTGGAGTGCTCCCTCAGAGTACGATGCCGACCTCGTCTTTGCATACTCAGCCAACGACAACGCGGCAGACACAAACGTGGTGGACGCC